GAAAAGGCTAGGGATTTTATTGCAAAGAATCCTAAAGTTTATGATAGTCTTTGGAAAGAAGTAAAAACAACTATGGGAATACAATGAACATTAGTGATTTAGACGACAATATACAAAAATGGTCTCTGAAAGGACACATAGCAAAAGGTAGCAGACTCAATAAGTCTGGTTTACATCTGAAAGCTAGAAAATTAATTAAAGAATGCTTTCCCACTTTGCAGATATTAGAAGAGGTCGGAGCACCAATTAGAAAAAATGAAACTTTGTATCTTGACTTTTATCTCCCATTAAGTAAAACTTGTATAGAGGTTCATGGCGAGCAGCATTACAAATTTGTTCAATTTTATCATAACAATACTTTAGGGTTTTTAAAACACAGAAAAAGAGATCAACAGAAAAAAGAGTGGTGTGAAAAAAACGATATTAAATATGTAGAACTACCTTATTCAGAATCAGAAGAAGAATGGCGAGACAGGTTATTAAAATGAAAACAACTAAAGAAGAATTAGAACATTGGGATACAATTTTAGATGAGTATGAACAAGGCATGGGTTTGCCTAACTATATTACAGAAGGCTTACCTGCTGAAGAACTTAATGAGTATCTAACAATGTCTAGAGATGTTTTAGAAAAAGTTACTCCTGATCAATGTGGAGAAATAGCATATAGACTATCTCAATTTGCGTTCCATGTGCAAAGAACGATTAATAGAGAAATTGCTAGATATAATTGGTCAGATGACAAAATAAAAGAAGTTATTGCTGATGAAATAAATAATTATAAAGGATATGGATATATAGAAAAATCTCTACAGGCAATCAAGCACAACTCTAGAGCAGATGCTTTGAATAAAATTAAAAGATATGCTAAACAAAGAATGGATAGACTTTCATACATAGCTAATACTTTAAAAAACTTATCAGATATTATTATTTCAATACAAAGGAATAAGGTGAAAAATGGGTAATGTAGACACAGATAAATTGAAGCAATTGCTTTATGCAATGATAGAAACGTTAGATGGAGATGATACACAAGCAACCTCCGAACCAGCTGCAAAAACTACGGAATCAAAACCTTCTGTACAAGCTCCTAAATCTAATAATCCAAATGTTAGAAAAAGACAGCCTTATGGCCTAGAAGAAAATTTGTTTTTAGATATGCCAGAAAAAGATATGCACAAAAATGATGTTGCTATTGACCAAAAACTTAAATCTTCTCAACCTGTTGTTAGAAATCGAACAGCTGCTCTAGTTGACGTAAAATGCCGAGTTTGCGGTAAAGAAGAATCTGTTAGTGGTCAATTAATTGTTGATGGTGTAAATAGATACAAGTGCAATGGGTGCGCTAGAGGAGCTGGTTAATGATATTGTGTGATCCCGCTGCCGAAAGAGCAGTTTTGAGTTCAATAATGCAAGGCGGCGACAAAGCTTTCTTGGATATTGCTGATTTAATTGATGAAGAAACTTTCACTATAGATAGTAATCAATATCTTTTCCAATGCCTGAAGCATATAGCTGAACAAGAAACTTGTTCTCATATAGACATAGCATCCGTATTTTCTACTGCCCAAGAACTAGGACTATCTAATCTATTAAATACCAAACAAGAGTCGCAGCACATTAAAGCAATCAAGGATTTTCCTGTAGATGGCAATAACGCAAGAAAGTTTGCTGCAAAAATTAAAAAATTACAAATTGCTAGAAACTTACATTCAGAACTTAAAGACACACAAAATAAAATTCTAGACGTAAGCGGTAATGAATCAATAGCTTCTATATTAAGTATAGCAGAAGATGCCGTGTTCGATTTTTCTTCTAAACTTACAGACTCTGAAACTGCCCCAAGTACAGTTGGAGATGCAATAGAAGATTATGTTGATTATTTAGAGACAAACCCTGTAGACCAAATAGGTATTTCTACTGGCTTTCCTGTTTTCGATAAGTCTATTGGTGGTGGTTTGAGAAAAAATACTATTAATGTTATAGCAGCAAGACCTAAAACAGGTAAGACCTTATTATCAGATAATATGGGTTTTTATATAGCAAATGAACTTAATATACCGGTCCTTAACATGGACACAGAAATGACCAAAGAAGATCATATACATAGAATTTTAGCTATGTCTACTGAAGTAGAAATTAATAAAATTGAATCAGGAAAATTTGCAGAGTCTCCAAATATGAGAAAAAAAATTAGAGATTCCGCAAAGAATATATCTAAGATACCATTATACCATAAAAGCATTGCAGGCAAACCATTTGAAGAACAATTAGCGGTTATGAGAAGATGGATAGTAAAAGAAGTAGGTCTAAAACCAGACGGTACAGCAAATGATTGCGTTATATTCTATGATTATCTTAAACTGATGGATAGTCAGGGTATGTCACAAGACCTTAAAGAATATCAAGTTCTAGGTTTTATGATGACATCTTTACATAATTTTGCTTGCAAATATGGTATTCCTGTGGTAGCATTTGTACAGCTAAATAGAGATGGCATAACTAAAGAAAGCACTGACACAGCTAGTGGTTCCGATAGAATTATATGGCTGTGTAGTAATTTTACAATATTTAAAAGAAAGACTGATGAAGAAATAGCAGAAGACGGACCAAATGCTGGTAATAGAAAGTTATTACCTGTTATTAGTCGTCACGGTGGAGGATTGGACGATAATGATTACATCAACTGTAATATGAAAGGTTGGTGTGCAAAAATTACAGAAGGTCAAACAAGACTAGAATTAACTAATGGTAGTACTCCTGATAACGATGGGTTTATAATAAATGATAACGAAGACCAATCAATCGACTTTTCCTGATCAAGCCAAATTAAAGGTAATGTCAGATAGACTTTGTGATAACATAGAAGAATTGCTAGATGTGTTAGATGTTGAAGACTATAAAATTTCTGACAAGATGGTAATTTGTAGTTGTCCGATACATGGTGGAGATAATGATTCTGCTTTTAATTTATATCACACAGGAGATTCTTATAGGGGTAATTGGAAATGTAGAACTCATGGTTGTGAAGAAACGTTTAAATCATCTATCTTGGGGTTTATAAGAGGTTGTCTATCTAAAAAAAGATTTGATTGGCCTAACAATACTGATCAAATATGCACATTCAAAGAAACAATAACCTTCGCAGAACAATTTTTAGGCGACAAGTTAAATAATATAAAAATTAATAATAAAGATAAAGAGAAAAGTCTTTTTGTTAATGCTGTAAAATATATTAGTACCAACAAACCTGATGAATCACAAAAAATATCTAGAGCATCTATTGTTAATTCGTTAGATATTCCGTCTAAATATTTCGTTTCTAGAGGATTTAGTAAAAATATTTTAACAAAATATGATGTTGGAGATTGTACAAAAACCGGTAAACCAATGTCAGGTAGAGCCGTTGTTCCTGTGTATGACAATAACAGACAGTATATGATAGGCTGTACTGGTCGTGCCACAACAGATAAGTGTGAAAAATGCAATCACTATCACCTAAGTAATGAATGTCCAGATAAAGAGTCTTTATATCTTCATTGTAAATGGAGACATAACTACGGATTTAAAACACAAAACTATCTATATAATTACTGGTTTGCTCAAGAACACATAAAAGAATCTCGATCAGTAATTCTAGTTGAGAGTCCAGGAAATGTATGGAGGTTAGAAGAAGCAGGTATACATAATTCTGTTGCAATTTTTGGATCTTCTTTAGCTGATATTCAAAAAATGATTTTAGATACTTCTGGCGCTATGACGATATACACAATAATGGATAACGATGATGCCGGAAAGAAAGCGGCAGAAAATGTTCACAAGAAATGCGAAAGAACTTATAATATAGTAGACATTCAGATTGAATATCCGGATGTTGCTGCAATGACAGTGGAACAAATACAGGACTTTATTAAACCAAGGCTGGAGTATGTCTGATAAAAATATTATTGCTTTTTCAGGAAGAAAGCAATCAGGTAAAAATACTTGTGTTAATTTTATATATTCTACTTTTATGGTAAACCTCGGTGTTGCTAAAAAAGTAAAAATCAATGACTACGGATTAATCGAAGTCAGTGATCTTCTTGGAAACAAAGACTATTCTGGACCATTTGATCCTTCACATATACATAATTCTAATGATTATATTTTACAACAGCTTTGTCAAAAAATGGATTCTTTTGTAAAAGTATATAGCTTTGCAGACCCATTAAAAAAAGACGTATGTATGAATGTCTTAGGATTGACTCATGATCAATGTTACGGTTCAGATAAAAACAAGAATGAATTAGTAGATTGTTTTTGGCCTGAAACAGATGCTAAGATGACTGCTAGAGAAGTTATGCAATATGTTGGCACAGATATATTTAGAACTATAAAATCAGATGTTTGGACATCAGCAATTATTTCTAAAATTAAAAGAGATGGTAGTCAATTGTCTTTGATAACAGATTGCAGATTTCCTAATGAAGTAGAATGTGTTCAAAACAATAATGGTGTCATTGTTAGGCTTGACAGAAATACTTGTGATTCTGTTCATGTTAGTGAAACAGCATTAGATAAAGAGAACTATGATTGGAATAAATTTGATTATATTGTTGAAAATAACGACTTAGATATATATAATCAATCAATACAAATAGAAAAAATACTTAATGAGGTGGTATCATAATAATTACATACTTTCGTAGCTCTAGTTATAACACACACAATATGTGTGAACAACAATATTTATTTGATTATGTATTAGGTTATAGATCACCCTCAAATAAAAAAGCCGACAAAGGAACTATAGTTCATAAAGCTCTAGAAATATTAGCCTTTGTCAAATATACTGTACAAAAGGGAGAATCTACTTTTGAAGATGATATTCTTGGTACTATTAATATATATAATTACGATTTAGACGATATTATAGAAAGAGTTTATAATTATTATACTAATGGATTTAGTCACCATGATTGGTCAGACAAGGATTTTAGAGATTGTAGAAAATGGACGTACAAAGCCATAGAATATGCAGATGGTATGTTTGATCCTAGAAACAGAAATATACTTTATCCTGAACAGAGATTTGATATTACTATCAATAAACCTTGGGCAGAGTATGAATATGAACTACCTAGTGGAGAAAAACTAAAAGGCAACTTATCAATTAAAGGAACAATTGACTTAATTACACAACCAGCAGAGAATACTTTAGAAATCATAGATTGGAAAACTGGCAGGCGATTAAACTGGGCAACTGGTGAAGAAAAGACACAAGAAAAACTTGAAGTTGATCCTCAGCTGATGATATACTTTTATGCTGTTCAAAAATTATATCCTCATATTGATACATGTATCATTACAATATATTTCATTAATGATGGAGGTCCTTTTAGTATGACATTCCATAAGTCCGATCTGCAAAAAACAGAAGACTTATTGAGACAAAAGTTTTATCACATCAAAAACACCAAAAGACCTAAGCTTTCTAAAACATGGAAATGTACCAAGCTATGTCATTATGGTAAAAATTCTTTTAAAGACAATCCTAATATATTGCCGATACTAGAGTATAGAGATGGACAGGTTTGTAATCCAGGATACAATATGACAATGTGTGAACAAGTGGCTCACGACATACAATTAAAAGGTTTGGAAAATGTAGTTGACGAATACACAGTACCAGGGTATAATGTAGGTCATTACAAAGCCCCAGGAAGTATTGAATGAAAAACTATATACCTTTACATGTTCACAGCCACTACTCTTTGTTGGATGGTTTGTCTAAGCCTAAACAAATAGCAAGACGATGTAAAAAGATTGGTGTTAAAAGTTGTGCTATTACTGATCATGGCTCCATATCCGGTGCTGTACAAATACATCAGACTCTTAAATCTAATGGAATAAAGCCTATTCTAGGTTGTGAGTTATATTTATCTTTTGATGATTCTAATATTAAGACTCCAGAAAATAGTAAACTTACACATTTCTTGGTGCTTGCTAAAAACTTAGAAGGATGGAAAAATTTAATTAGAATAGTTTCTGAATCTAATAATCCAAATAATTATTATCGCAAACCTAGACTATCTGTAGATAAGTTACAAGAAGTAGTTAAAGGTAAAAACTTAATTGCTTTTTGTGGACACATGGGTTCTTATATACCCGATCTTATAGAGAACAACCCTGACAATTATCAAAAACTTTGTTTAAGTTTTGTAGATCAAATGAAAGACATATTTGGTAAAGACAACTTTTTTCTTGAAACACAATTGATGGATCAGGAATATATGCCGAAACAGTTAGAGTTGACAGAAACAATTAGAAAAATTGCATCTATCACCAATACTAAAGTTATATGTACTCCTGATGCTCATTATTCAGAACAAGAGGATGCAACAGACCAAAGAATACTATTATGTAATAATATTAAAACAACTTTAACAGACATAAATAAAAAAATGCTAGATGGACAAGACGTTCCTTTTAGTTGTTTTTTTAAGTCAGATAAATATTATATCCTGTCTCCCGAAGAAATGGCAGAGTTACATACTGAAGAAGAAATAGAAAATACACAATTAATAGATAGTATGTGTGAAGAGTATGAAATATTACATAAGCCACTTCTTCCTCCTTTTAAATGTCCTAATGGACAAAATCCAGACGAGTATTTAAGGCAACTATGTCGTAATGGTTGGAGAGACAAAATAGCTAATGTTGTACCTAAAGACCAACACGCTCGTTATACAGAAAGAATCAAGCAAGAGCTTTCTGTTTTACAAGGGGCTGACCTTTCTAGCTATTTTTTAATTGTTGCCGATATAGTGGATCGTGTGAGGTCTCAAAGCTGGTTGCCCGGTCCAGGTAGAGGTTCAGCTGCTGGTTGCTTAGTTTCTTACTTAATTGGCATAACTTCTATAGATCCCATGAAATATGACTTAATTTTTGAAAGATTTTACAATTCTGGTAGAAATACAGAAGGTAGGGTATCTATGCCAGATATTGATGTAGATGTTCCAATTAATAAAAGAGAAGATATTATATCGTATATTAGAGAAAAATATGGT